TGCACCGATGATATGACATTTCTATTTTGATTTTAGGTGAGTTCGGGTCTACTTCGCTAGTTTTTATTTCGTTGAGAAAAACGAAAGAAGACTCCCGAAAAAAGGGGATAGATTCTCTTTTAAAACGAAGTAAACTACAGGAATAAAATCACCTCTGCATTCTACTTTTTCGAATGTGTTCTTATCGATTCGTATGTCATTATACGTGCATCTAGCAAAACAAACTTTAGCTGCCGCTACCAGCATAGGATTTGACAAAATCCCACAAATCGGGCCTTTTAAATCAAATAATTCAGCAAAAGAAACATCTGTTTTTTCATCTCTGGAAAAAATATTCATTACGTTTGGATCGATCGATAATTTTTCAATCTCTTTCGTAACTAATTGGCATACCTCCCATGCCGTTTCAAATGGCATGAGAGTTACATCAAGAACCGCACCAGAGGGAAGTTTAATTTTTTCTGTCATACTGCTACAACCTGACTTCTAAGAGTATTCGCAAATGTCCATGTGTATACCGCAATTGCTTGATCAGTATCACCCTCTACATTGACAGTAGCTTCCACTTGCTTTGTGGGAATCCCCGCCTGAAGTAGAAATTGTTCATTTGTAACTCTACCGCCGCCATCACCATATGATTTTGTAATATTAACTAAGTCAACAATATAACCGACTGGATTAGACCTGTATCCTTGTATTCTTTCTTGTAAATAAGCATCGTCATCCGATCCCTTAATAATCTTTATTTCTAGAGAAGATTGAGAGCTACTTGCATTATATGCATAAATTGTATTTCCATTTTTCCCTGTTTTCACAGTAGCTAAATCGTTTGCATATGTTAATTTAGCTACCTCGCCCGCAGAAAAACTAGTCAATAATCTCGATCCGAAATATATAGAATCTGCACCCGTTAAAGATAATGTTCCCATTTTATATTCCTTTATTTGTTAATATTAACAATTACATCCGTCGAATGAATGGCACCAGCAAATTTAACCGCAATCTGAACTACAGGAGCTTTTCTCAAAGCTCTGTCTGCTGCTGTTTGGCTTGCTACCGGCGAAGAATAAACAAAATAACCAAATGACGAAATATTGCTTAGAAAATTTACGGGATCGCCAAAAGTATCTGGGGAAGTCCATGTACCAGGAGCCAAGAAACCATTGGTTGCTGCTTGCAGACAAATCTCAGTATAGGCATTCTTTAGACCGACCATCCCCGCTTCAGTCTGAGGAATCTTTGTGCCAGTAGTTCTCAGATAATTGAAGCCTGCCACTTCCAGAGCACCAACAAACCAGTTCAGGTTGTAAACGTCATCAAAAAACTCATTAGCACCGTGAGACATCACGCATGCCTGACCAGCGATATTGGCATAGACATCAGCTCCAACAGCTTTTGCGGCTGTTAGAATCGTCTGGGTAAGTCCCGTGTCAGAAGACAAACCTTTGATTGTTTTCAAATGCATTGTCGATGCAGTATTTGAAGCACTGAAATTTGTTGACATGCCTCTTCCAGCATATCCCCAAATGAATTTCTGAAGATCGGCTGCTACCGTATCATGCAGAACTCTCGTTTTATCTAAGCTTTGATTTTGTATTGTATATGCCAGACCGGGAGTCGTGAGAGAACCAACGGCTGAAGAGGCTAGAAATAGCATCTTTCTTTCTGTCTGTGCAACAGCTGCTGCTCTGAAAGCTTCTAGATTCGCTCCTGTTGCTCCCGTATATCCGGTTGGACCTGTGACACCAAGAGTAAAGGTTGCGGCGCACCCACCGTAATATATCAAGCCCTTTGCTCTTACAATCGCTTGCTCCAAGACTTCATCTGTAAGCATAGGAACAACGACAAAATAACCGCCACCAGAAATGATGTTTGGTGATTGACTAAAAACCGCTGTTGCCGCTGTTGCAACATCTGTTCCACTTCCGAAATCTGTTTCAACATCGGTGTAGTTAGAATATACGGCAAAGCCTGCCGCTAGTGGTCCTGATGGTCCAGTAACGCCGGGATCGGTTTTCGTGAAGCACACAAGGTTATTCACATTGTAAGGCGCTAAACCTGCTGCCGGTGATAAAACACTAATATTTACAACATTGTTGATATTAATCATTGCCATATAGCACCCCTATAATTAGTCATTATTCATTAGTCAGAGTAAAGTCAGGAATATCATCATAATAATTTGCTTCTAATAGCATATCGTACTTTCTAAGCACTGGCAAAGTAATTGCTATCCTATTTAAAAGAGCTGCACCTTCTATTGATGAGACATCTGAAACACTTGATGGGATTGGAAATATCTTTAAAGCCAATGATTCTTGTATTTGTTGCGAATACGTCGATACTAACGAACCTAAAACCATCGAATATTTTTCTTGAACTTCAGTTGAATATGATAATAAATCAATTGTTATTATCTCTTTAATATACTGAGATAAATTATCTTGTCCAGAAGTCGAGAAGTTTTTGTTATTTCCATAAGGAATAGCTGACATCATTCCCACGACAACATAAAGTTTTTTATCGCTTGGGATCTCTCGCCTTTGGTTATAAATCCAAATCTGATCCGCACTTAACTTCATGCAGGTTTTTAAAATATCACATATAATTTGTGGCGTTGTTCTTATTGTCATCCGTAGTCACTCATTATTTCGTATTTTACAAAACCAAAGTCACTATAATCTGTCTTATTCATTATCCTGTATCGTTTTGATTCTATGTTATCAAAATATATTATGTCATCAACATCAATTTTAACTGAATTATCTGTGTAAATCGTCTCATTATTCCAAGATCGTTGACCTTCTTTTTTCATCTCTAACTGCTGGCCAGTTGGTACTCTGAATATTTTTAGTTTGTACTCATAGAATGTTTCATAAGTTTTATAATCTTCTTGTCTTTTCCCCACTATGAAAATACGGGTAACTTGCGCCCACGCCATAACCGCACTATTCAAATTTGGGAACCATCCTTTAATCACTTATGACCTCATGGGTGATACTTCTCATCAAAGCACCAGTATCTCTTAAAATTGGAAATGTCTCCGCTGTTTCATTTCCTGCTGCTCTTCTTGATTTTATTCGCCTTTTTTCAATTGTAATTGGATGTAATTCTTCCCATCCTGGGCCTTCTTCCATAAATGTCTCTTTTACCCAAGCCTCCCATTTCTTACCGATCAAATTTAAAACAGCTTCACCATGACCATCTGTTATTTTTGTATAAATTATTTCTTTTTTTGACGTTAACCACGATTTATAGACTTCCATTTTCTTTTCTTTAGTTAACTCAAGATAAGACCGTCTAGGAATATAAGCATTTATTTGATAAGAATATGCTCCAAATTCGTGTTGCATCGCTACTGTAAGAGCGTCAACACCTTCGTATGTTCCTCTTTTAGACTTAGCTAAAACACCGACTTTTACGGCATAATTTCTTGACATAAATTTAATTACGTTTTTTAATTTTTTCTCATCATATTTATATTCGATGTCGCTCATAAATCACCTGTACGTTGTAGCACCTTCGCATACAACCACATTGCCGATAAGTAGCGGCTTAATAAGTGAAATATATTTCTGTCCGTATCTTGTCGTTGCAAAGGCTCCTAAAACGGGATCTTTAAGCATCCAAGTCGGGATCGCATAAGATTCTGAAACACCGCCAACCGACCTTGAACTAACCGGAAAGAATCCGCTAGAACCTGAACCCTGCTGGGAAGTCTGCAAATCATTCACCAAATAATGTGCGGCTAGATATAAAAATGTGATTCTTAGGGAATCATCTGTTCCAAAAAGACCTTCATTGAAGTTTATTTTCGCTTCACTAAAAGCTTTTGTGATATCTGCATCCATTACATAATCTTTTTCACACTCGTATACAGATTCCGTTTGACCAGAAGCGATAGCGTATTGGAAATCTCGAACGAAAAAGTCCTTGAAATCATCAACATCGATATCGCTTACAGTAATCATCAATCAACCTTCAGCATTAATTCAGGAAATGATGTAAAGAGCCATTCCTTCGTCTCTTTAGATACTAATGTTACCTGCTGGAATTTCATCACAATCCCATCTGGACAAATAACATCACCTTCGCGCTTGGAGAAGATACGCACTTTTTCCGTATCTTCTTTTTTACTCTCTACTTTTGACATGCATTATCCTTATGCTGCTGTGTTGCCGAAATAAAGCATTTCTTTTTCACGTTGGGCGACTACGCCAGTGAAACTTCCGAATCCTACATTCTCCCAGGAGAAGCCATTTACCGTGCCAGCTTGGCTCATCGTATAAGGAATTGGTAAGTCAATTTTAACAGATGCTTCATCATAATTAAGAAGTACATATCTGTTATTAGTTGTATCAAAATTCGCCTTATCACAATAAGCACAAGGAAGAATCTTAAAGTTTGAATTAGATGTTATCGTTTTAAACGCTTGCTCAAGAAGTTCTAGCTTCGTTTTCAAAGGATATATAGCATCAGGAAACGATATTAATCCGTTAAAATCCGTTTCTGGCATAATAAAATGAGTTGGTTTTGCAGTCCTTGCACTATTGCTTCTATAGGTTTCATAAATGGCACCTACGAAAGTATTGAATTGAGCTGCTGTCATTGCCGATACTTTTACAGAAATTGTGGAAGCGTCTACTGTGACGCTAGATTGGTTGAGTAATCCCTTGTCAGCGCCATAACCCAAGAAAGCTACCTTCTGCAATCCAAGATCCCAAGATTTGCGTCGCGCAATTTCTCTCGCTTCAATAAGTGAAAACAAGGTATTCGCCCGCATTGCTTCTTCAAGCTCGAAAATGTTGTAGACCATCCCTTTTGCCCAGTTATACACTGTCTGGCTGATCTGGTCATATGCTGCATCGACCAAGGGAATTTGTGCTTGGTTACCAGAGTTGGAGATAACGCCAGTCTCGAAGCCTTCATCTTTAACGAAAGTTCTCCAGTTAATGATTGATCGTTGATAAGCACCGTTGCCAACCACTACAGGAACATACTCGGCAAAGTCTAACTCGTAGAATTTTTGCTCTGATACTTTCCTACCAACCGCTGTCAGGGTAGTAATGAGCTGAGAATAACCAAGAGTGTTCTTATGAAGCTCTTGAGTATTCTGATCATAAAACTTATATGGATTTTTCATTTTTATTTTCCTTTTTAAAAGGTGCGGTAGTTAAACCGCACGTTTGTTTAAAAAATTAGACTGATACAGTTACTCCAGTCGCTCCAGTTACTCCAGTGGCTCCAGTTATTCCAGCGGCTCCTGCGGCTCCTGTTGCACCTGAGATAGCTTTTTGGTAGACAAATACTCTAATCAAAGCATTATCCCCTGTTGAGTTCTCAAGAGCAATACCTACGATTGTGTTCGATGCTGTCTGTGTTGCTACTTTAAAAGTATCATACGCATACTGCAAAGAAGCACCGGCTGTTATTGACGCTGATGCAGTCATCATAACAGTAGAACCCAAAATAGCGATTTCGAGCTTCTCGCCAGTAGTCCAAGATTCTTTGAGAGGATTGGTAAGAACAACACCAAAATAAAGACCGGTAAGCCCTGTACCCTTGATTACCTTCGTTACGTTTGGTCGCACTGTCGAACCAATAACAACCATTTCACCGGCGACTAATGTAGTCGATGCACTAGCGTCATAAAATTCTACTGTCATAGATTGGCCGCTAACGCGAGTTCCCGCAGTAGTCAACATGCCAAATTGGTTTTGATTCAAAGCCATAATATAAATCTCCTATAAACAATATTATTATTTCTTACTTATTATTTCTTGCCGTAAAGTTTCTTTCCCATTGCAACACGTTCTTTCATGCTCAAAAAATTATCTTCAAGCTCATAAGTCATTCCATTTTCATGGATGCTTTTAATCATTTCAAATCGTTTATTTGTTTCTTCTTCTTCGATTGAATTTTTCTTTGATTCTTTTTTCTCTTCTTCTTCTAATTCTTTTTTCTTTTTCTCATCGGCTTCATTTTTTTCGAGTTCTTTTTTCTCTTCTTCTTTGGAATCGGCTTCATTCTTTTTGCCGCAGCCAGCTTTGTATCGCTTGACTAATTCATTGACGCTAATTTTTTCGCCGTCAACGTCGACCTCGTCGCCTCCATTAGCCATTTTCTTTTCTTCTTTTTT